GCCGATAATGTTGCCGCTTAGGTATTGCCACCAGATGTCTCCGGTATTTGTGCCAGAGCCAGAAGGACTAGAAGACGAATAAGTGATTTTATTCTTGCCGTTGGCTGATGCTTGTGCGGCTGTAGCAGTTGAAAGAGCTGTTGAAGCATTTGAGTTGGCTGTAGCGATTGACGTGTCTTGAACTACGACCCAGCTAGAGCCATCCCAACGATATTGCTTGTTTCCGTTGCTTGTATCGAACCAGATGTCACCAATAGCGGTGGCGTTAGGTGCGGATGAAGCGAAGAATGTGGTCGTGGTCTGAACCGTAGCGATGCCGCCAGTGTCAGTCTGGAAATCTGTCGAAACGTACCAAGTGGAATCTGGAATTGGCGTGTTGGTAATTTGCGGTGCTAGTGGCATTCCTTACCCCTTAGATCGTAATCGAATATGGGTTCATCGGTGAAGTCATGAGATTCGTGCGCCAGCTTGTTGGGCTGATGTCGTGATCATAACCTTCGACAACGGTGTAGAGCTCGAGTGTGCGACCGTCAACGGTGGTGCGCTCGACGGTGATTTGGTCACCGATTTCCAGTGAAAGAAAGTCCGGATACAGAGTGCCGAGAGCAAGCGCCTCGAATTGGACTGACTGGACAAGCGGCTGAGGATTGTGGTCCTTGTACGCCAGATACTTTGCCAAGTTATCGGCATCGCTGTCGTTGAGAATGGGTGCGTTGATGGTGACCGTCTTGAGGCCGAATGCGGTGGTGGATGGAAGATGGCGGAATCGGCGTTGTGTTGCACCGTCTCGCTGAATGATGGCCTCGTTGATGACTTGGTAGGTTCCCGGCGTCGTTTCGAGTGTGTCATATTCGACAGTATTGGTGGCGCGAGAATCCGAGAGCAGAAGCCGAGTCGGACGGCTGAACTTGTCGGACAATGGCAAAAATGTAGCTACACCGTCGCGGCTAATATAGAAGCGACCAGCCTCGCACGCCACGCACTGCTCGATGATGGATTGCAAGGTTCCAGACTGAGTCGTGGCTTGCATTTGTACGGATCCAGAGAGATTGGTTGAGCCAGTCCAGTTGGCATAAGTCAGCATCCGCCCGACGCGAGTGCTGGTGGTTTCGCCACTGTACGCGGCTGGCGATTGGGCGGCGGCATACATCTTGGACAAGAGCGCAATTCCGTCAGTGAAGACCATCGTGGCCGTTGGCGAGAATCCTTGGTCCACCGTATTCGTCTCTAGATAGCCCACGAACAGCGTGTAATTTGTCGATGACCATGTAGCTACAACTTGCATCTGCAAGCCCGCCTGAAGCTGATTGACGCCCGATATGACATAGGGAGAGCCTGAGCCAGTGTATTCGGGGTCATAGTAGCCAGAGAGGTTGTCGAGGATAACCGTGGCAGAGCCCGGGTCATTCTTCTGATCCGCACGAGAGCGACCACGCTTGATTTGGAGCTGGCGCATATCGTTGGAGTTAACCGTCACCCATGATCCGTTGATGTAAAATTGGATGGCGAGCGCCGGTGCGTTTGTGCCGTCGAATGCTGCCATGCCTACAATCCTAGCGCAGCGATGGGCGCACCCTTACGGCGCAAAAGTTGAGCCATTTCGTTGCGAACTTGAGCGACCAAGTCCTTCTGAGCGATGACTGAGCCTTGGACGTTAATCGTGACATTCATTCCCTGACCAATGCCAGCGCCAGCCTTAGAGAGCGGAACGACAGCCTCGGGACCAGCTTCGCCAATCATGGCAATCGTGGGAGAGTTGACGATTGCACCATCGGCCAGCTTCGGAATCTTGGGGATGTCTATGCCGAACTCGAAACCACCGAGGAATTTCGGCAACTTGATGTGAATCTTGTCCATGGCGTCAATGGCGAAGTTGATGACGTCAATGACTCCGTTGATTTCAGCCTTGACCAGATAGATGATGCCCTTGATGACATCCACGACCACGTTTGCGGCGATTGCTACAGCCTTGAATGCGCCTTCGAGGACTACGGCGAACACTGGCGCCAGATAATTCATGACGAAGGCGAAGACATCTTTGAGAACTGGCAGAAGTAACTGGAATAAGGTTTTGACATCGTTGAAGACCGTGCCAATGGATTTGCCAATGGATCCGAACGCTGATGCCTTGCCACCGGTGGACTCAAAATGGTCACCGAGGTCGGTGATGTATTTGACCAAGTCGCTGATAAATCCGATTACTGGGCTGATGGCTTCGCCAAGCAACTTGAATGCTGGCTTGAGAACTTCCATGAGCACTGGCACGACTTCGGAGAATCCCTTGGTGATGGCGGTGATGGCAGGATAAAGATATTGACCGAGCTGAACTTGAAGGCCTTGAACTGAGGCGTGGAATTCACGCTGAGCCATGATGTTCTTTTGTACGGCGTCGAGGTTGTCTTGGCTAAGGACCAAGCCCATCTTCTGAGCTTCTGCCGAGAACTTGGCGATTCCCGCTGATCCTTGATTCAAGAGCGGAGCGAGTTGCATTCCTGACTTGCCGAAGATTTGCAAGATGTCGTTCGTCTTGGCAATACCGTTTGGCATCGCCGCAATCTTGCCCGCAACTTCGGAGAAGATGGCGCTCGCTGACTTGAAATTACCGTTAACGTCCTTAACGCTGACACCAATGGCCTCGAATTTCTTCTCGCCAGCGGTTGTGGCAGCGGCTTTCGCCATCTTGCCCAGAGCTGTTGCCAAGGTATCGGATGAGACGCCAGCTTCTTCCGCCGCGAAACGCAGCTTGGACATATCCTCGGCAGAACCGCCTGTGTAGCGCTGGAGATTCTTGACTTCGGTTCCGACATCTTGAAATGCGTTGATGGAAGACTTGGCGAAGCTGAGGACATCCGATGCGGCATTCTGCATTAAGTTGGCAGAGAATACGCCAGCGGCGATGTCCTTAATTTTAGAAAAATGGCCCCCTGTTTCATCCGCAGCTTTGCCGACATTTTGGAGCGCCTTCGATGCTGAAACGTCGCGGCCATAGAGCGAGTACGTTAACGAGGTATCGTTCGCCATGTTATCTCCTAATCGTTGGACTGTGCTACTGCAATAAGACTATTGAGAATCTCAAGCTCTATGTCCCAGACATTCAATGGAGTGATGCCGGGATAAAAGTGACAGAGAAGCGCAAGGTGCTTTCTAATATGTTGCCGGGTCCCGCCTCGAATTAGTTTTCGGCGGTTGGCGATTTTTTTGGATCAGAGTCACCCTCGACAGAGATGTCGTTGATGGCGTAATTGTTCAGGACATCGTCGATGCTGACGATTTTGCCCGCACGCGTCATGCAAATCCATGCCAGAGCGTAAAGAGCTTTGAGCTTGGAATAAGCAGGATTACTGTGGAGCTTGTCGTCGGAGAGAACGCCCAGAAGCGTCAATCCGTCAAGCCCGAAGGCGTCCTCAATAGCAATAATTTCCCGACCAGTTGGGCCGGGAGTGTCGTTCTCTGTTGGCAAATTGTACGATTCGCCTTTGATGATGATTGGCATGATTTCCCCTTATTTCATGTTCGTGACTTCGCTGAGTGCATCTAGCACGGCAGATGTTACCTGCTTTTGGAAGTCTTCACGGTGCTTGCTAACGGTCGGCGCGAGAAATGGGTGTGGCTTTTGTGCGACCCATACCTCACGATTGCCGAATACTGGGTGGCGCCATGGGCGTTTGCGACGGCCTTCCATGTAGTAAGGAATGGTCCGAGGCCGTCCGCTGGCAGACATAAACTTGGTCGTAGAGACTCGGATGTGAACCGCTGCTCCACGACCTGTTCCCTTGAGATCTGCCTTGGTCGCGTTTGCGAGAGCTGCTCGAAGCCCCATCGTTTCCCCACGCTTTTTGCGACCTGTTTGTGCTTCCCGACTTGCGGGGATGTTGATTTCAGCCTGTTTGACTTCTTCAACGATTGGCTTGGCTGCATCCATGAGACGCTTGCGAAGCTGTTTTTTGATTTCAGGGTCGATGTTGCCGAGAGCCTTGTAGAAGGCCTTAAATTCGGCTACATCGACCGTGAAATCGTCATCGGCCATATTAGAGAGCGGAATCGCTTGTCTGGTAGGTGATGGTAAGAGGTGCGTCTGTGCCGTTGTCGTAAGCGGTGAAAGTCATCGCCAAGTCAACAACGTTGGGACCGGGAACCTTAGGTGTATCAGCATCGAACTTGACGGCTGACACGGTGATGCTGAGGCTCTGCTTGTAGCTTCCAGCGATTGTGGCGCCAGTGAAGGTCAAGTTGAGAGCGGTGACAGAATCGTTGAGGTACTTGTTGAACAAGGTCAAGTCGGTGAATTCAGCGGTGAGCTTTCCGGTGATCTTGCGGAATCCGTTGATGACCTGTTCTGCCTTAGCGCCTGAATTGCCAAGGTTGTAACGGTCGACCTTGAGGACGTTATCCACGGTCAGAGTGAAGTCCTTCACGTTAGCGACAGAAGTGCCGTCAACGGTCAGAGCGCCTTCGGCGAAGTGGAAGATTGAACCGTTGGCTGAGTAAGAAGCAGTCGCCAAGGATTGTGTTGTGGTGAATCCAGCTGCGTCAACAGTGAACTTGCCTGTAGCTAAGCCACCAGCGGCAACCGACAACTCCCATGAGGAGATCTTGGTTCCGGTCATGGTCTTAGGGACCACGGTGCCTGTGTATTCTGGAACGCCAACTTGAACGGTCAGAGACTTGGAATAGACATCGCCAAGAGTAAAGGCGTAAGAGTAGACGCCAGTGGTGAGTGTGGTTGGTGATGGAATGGAACCTGTTGCGGCAGACAAGAGCAGACCGAGGCCGTTTGTAGGCAGGTCGAGCATGATGTCGCCAGTTGCATCGAATGTTGTGACAACACGACGCTGAGAGCGTGGAAGCAAGCCACCAGCGCGAAGACCTAAGCCCTCGACTGTTTTCTTGTTGTAGTTGATAGCTTCTGAGGTGAATTCGTAGAAACGAGCCACCGTGACGGCGGTGTTATATGTCGTCTCAACTGCGATTCCGAGTTGGGAAGCAATACCGGAGCCGATTGCCATGTTTTCTCCTAGTTGTTAGCTGGGGCAGCCGGAGCGTCCGGTGCTGGGGTTGATGGGGTTGATGGGGTTATCGAAGCAGCTGCCTGATCAGCGGCCGTCCAATTCTGTGTCTGCTCAAGCAGTGATGCAGCGGCTTCGTCGGAGACGTCCACGGTTGCACCAGCCTTGACTGTTAATCCGAGCGCTGGGATTACGACATCACCAAGAGCTGAGATGTTTTTGATTTTTGCCATGATTTCTCCTTATGTTCTCGCACGGTAAGCAATAGTGAAAATGATGATACAAGCCGCACCAGCGTTGGTCTGCATATAGCGAGGCTCGTGTGATTCCAGTCCAGAATACAACACCGAACCGCCGACGCTAGGGTCTGAACGCATGATGGTGTCAACTGCCGAGAGCATGGAATAAGCAGTGGTCCGAATGGCGGGAAGGTTTGTGTTGTCGCCTGATTGGGCAACCAGCGTGCAATTCAGCTCGCCTTCTTCCCAACGCTTGTAATTACCGACCAGCTCCCAGTTATTGCGGAAGGTTCCCACCGAGACATCGCCGTCCTCGTTGCCATCATGCCCAATCGCAATCCAGTTGGATGGGTAGGAGTCGATGGAGACGGTAGGGCCGTCATAAATCTGAACGCCAGTTAAGGCTGAGGAATTCTGCAACGCTGTGATCACGTTGTTGATGAAATTCGGTAATGCTGTCGCTGCCATTTAGAGGATACCCGGCAACGAGATTGGATCTAGCAATTCCATCGCACGACGAGGCAGTGAGTAAGTCGCGCCAGAGTAGAAGTCATCGCCGTTCTGGTTGCGGCTAATCACGTTCATGGATCCGCGCTGTGTCTGCCAGAGATGACGAACGATTTCGAGGACGCCTTGCTTAGCGGCTGGGTCAGGATTGACGAATCCCGAGACATAGCTGATGGTGATGTTCTGAGATCCCGGCGCCCAAATTCCGTAATAGTTAGGCTCATTGAGCGAACCAGTAGTTATGCGCCAGAGACGTTGGCCAGTGTATTCCAGCGAGTAATCAGCCGAAGTCAGCAAGACGCCGTTCTCGTAGACCGAAGTGATGGACATAGCGCGAGGATGATGCAGACGGATATTGTCGACATTTCCGTCATAGATTTCGTTCGTATAAGTCACGCGACCAAGAATGTTGCCGGTGTAACTCTGAGCCAGAGAAGTTGCCGCGTCAATCATGCGACGAAGCTCGTTGTCGCTGTTGGTGGTCGTCAGCGCGATGTTGAGGTGGTCCTTGGCTTCATCGAGAGAAATGATGGAGAGCTGGGTGTAATCGCGGACAGTAAATTCGTCGTAGTACGAGGACGCGTTAGATCCTGTCGCCAACCATGCAACGAGGTGACGGCCAGTCTGAGATGGCGTATAGACCGTGTCATAAAGTCCGGTAGCCGAGTTGGTAACGCTAGGAGTGACAGTGGTGCCATCTGGCAAGGTAATCGTGGCAACGACAGTTGTGGCGTTGGCGTTGTTACCGTTGGAATCGGTAATTGTGACTCCGAGCGGAACCTGACTTCCGATGTCAAAAGTTTCGGCCATTATCTGCCTTTCATAGAAGGTGCATTGGAGACGTGAGAATTCATGTTGCCGCGATAGGCCGAATAATTATAGGAAAATCCGTGTTGGTTATATCCAACGCCTGACGAGTTGTAAGTAAAGTGAACCGTTCCCGACGCAGTTGATTGGCGTTCGGTCATGCTGGGAGCTTTGCCGACATGGGATTTCATGCTGCTTGCGCTCATTGGGCGGCTCCTTCGTAATGGATCAGGTTCTCCCCCAGTCGTTCATTATATGGGGCAAATTGGACAGCAAGGCGTCCGTGTTCTAACGCCACCCGATGAAGTCCCATGTTGTACGCGGCGATTGCGACTTGATCATGAGGCAACCAACTCCACGCATCGGACTCGCAGAGATAGGACAACGATTTATTGGTAATCGCAAGAGCGGAAAGAGCCGCCGCATAGGATTGAGGCCATAGCTTCTGGGTGTAGTAATACTCCGCCAATTCGCATCGAGCTTCGCGTTGCTCGGGAGCTTCTGCAATCGCCCGAAGTAGCCAGCGCTCGCGATTGTGTGGTTCGAGCTTGGCCAAGTAGCGCATTGAAGCTGCACGCTCTGGCTCCCAGACTGCTCGAGGCAGTGCAAGATGTCGACGAAATTCCTTGATGGCTTCATCGTTCATAGAGTGGAAATACAACTCGCGGGCGTAATAGAACGCATTCCGGTCATCGTCGGGGTCTTCTTCGATAGCCAACTTGAGAAGTGGAAAGTATTGACCGCGTGACTTGGTCGTGTCCGGGTGGTGGTGAATCTCGAGCTTAATCCACTCCTGTTTTTCCTCACCCAGTGGCGTCAGCACTTCGTGGACTGGATGTCGCCATTGGTATCCGTGGCGGGCGTGAATCTTGTCGCCGCCGTAGACGAGGTCTGGCGAGCCGTCGGGCAACCATGACCATGTGTAGGAATATCGAGGCCGTGTGGTGCCTTCTGGGACCGATTCGAGGGCTTGGCGCCAGCCCGGTTGAAGGACTTCGTCCATATCTAAGGCGATGGCGTAGTCGATGTCATCGGGCAAGGCGTCGAGTGATGCCTGTCGTGCGTGGTCGAATCGCCACGGCTTGACGGTGATGGTGCTTGTGTGGATGCCGAGTTTCTTGGCAATCTCCACGGTGTCATCTGTGGATCCTGTGTCGAGGATGTAGAGATGGTCCGCTTCACGCGCCGACTGATACCAACGCTCGACGAATTGGGCTTCGTTCAGAGCAATGGTATAGACGGCGATTTTCAACGATGCCCCCTGATGGCGATTACGCTGTTGGTGCGTCTGGGATTAGCTGCCAGTTAAGGTCAGCCTCAACCCATTGGTAACGCTTGCCGTCTGTTGGCATTGGTGTTGGCGCTTCCCAGAGATACGAGTCGGCGTTCAGCTTCCATGATGGAAATGGCTGAGGCGCGTGGAATCCGGTGCCGTCCCATGTGTAGCCGATGCCGGCAAAATTATAATTTAAAGCTTCTCCGCCATCGGGATTTCCATCTGAACCATAATGAACCCCTCCTCTAGTGTTATAGGAAGTTTTGATCCAAGTTCCACCTAAATTATCTACAAGCCAAGAATATCCTTCATCGGAATCATTGTTATTACCCACTAGAACACGAATGACTTTATTATCGCTACTGATTTCGGCAAAATGTGACATATTTTCTCCTTATGTATGGAATGTGCCGTTAGAAGTAAATGCGTGATAAACATATCCGCCAGAAATAGTTATAGTGCCGCCGGTCGCTCGTGCGGAAGAACCAGGGTATCGAACAATAATTAAACCTGATCCACCAGCTCCGCCATAAACCGTTCCCGAAGCGTTCCAAGTACCACCACCACCACCACCGGTATTAATTTTGCCAGAAGCTCCAGTTACATTTCCAGTGCCAACTCCACCACCACCGGCATAAGCAGTTCCACCGCCATTACTTCCACCACCGCCACCACCACTTGCAATATAACCAGAATCACCCAAAGAAGTAGCCGTAAGCCAAGTTGAATAGGTTCCTAAACCTAAACCACCAACTCCACCAGTATTAGTACCGGAATTGTAATTTCCGCCAGACCCACCAGCTCCACCGCCACCACCGCCAGCAGAAAATGTATTTCCAGCCGTATAACCTAAACCTCCCGAAGAACCGTAACCAGTTCCTCCGGTAGAAGTTTGTGTAGATGAACCACCTGTTCCGGCTCCGCCACCACCACCACCCGAACCACCAGCAGAAGCACTTACGATATTACTGAAATCTCCACCATAACCGCCACCAACAGCGGCAGTGTAAGAACCAAAAGTAGAATTTACTCCGACAGCTTGTCCGACATTGTAATAAGCTCCACCTGCTCCTCCAGTACCTATTGTGCAAGTGTAAGCAGTCGAATTAGCCAAAGTTTGAGCTGTAGCCGTAAAAATTCCGCCCGCTCCTCCAGCACCAGAATTTCCTCCACCACCGCCGCCAGCGACAACAAGAATGTCGGCAGAAATTTTGAGATGGCCCGAAATACCTGATGCAAGGATTCCGTTAATCAGGATTGGTGTTGGCATTTTAGGCGATGTCTCCGAATACGGTAAAGCTAGGAGTTGCGCCGCCAACGGTACAAACGATTGAAGCGCCTGAATACTGAGCCCGAGTCTTAGGAGCTGCGGCCGTTGCGCCTGTTGAGGTAATTATGACGCCAGATCCAGCGGCGAGAGTTACTTGGCCAGCTGCAATCTGTTGAATGTCAATAACTTGACCCGCGGTAAATACTGATGGCGGGACGGTAAGTGTGATTGCGCCTGAGTTAGACAAGGTCACAAGAGCGCCAGCGTCCGATGCTTGGAGCGTGTAGCTGGTACCAATTTGAGTGTTGAAAGTCAACGCGGGAGCTGCGCCATAGGCATACGCTAGGGAAGTCCATGCTGTTGATCCGTTGCCAATCTTGAATTTGGCGGTATCTGTCTCGTAACCGATTTCACCAGTTGCCAGCGTTGGATTGTTGGATGTCCAGTTGGCTGCGGTGTCGCGGCGTTGTTGAAGACGTGTTGTCATGTGTTTTCTCCTAGTTTAGAAGCTGACAGTTGAAGCGCCAGCGTCGATTGTATAAGTCCATGACGCCGTTGTGCTACCACTAGCACTCGCGTCGTAAATAATGTCTACATTCGGAACGGATGCTCCACCGTCGACGTAATTGACGATGAATGTTGCGCCCGATGCACCAGTGGGTCCTGTTGGGCCAGTAGCTCCCGCCGTTCCAGTCGCACCAGTCGGTCCCGTCGGTCCGGTGACAGTTGAAGCTGCACCCGTTGGACCAGTGGATCCCGTCGGTCCGGTGACAGTTGAGGCTGCACCCGTTGGACCCGTCGGTCCAGTGGCACCAGTTGGGCCAGTGACAGTTGAAGCTGCGCCCGTTGGACCAGTCGGACCAGTGGCACCAACAAGACCAGCGACGGCGAAATTCCAGATTGCCGGCGTTCCCGACCCGCCGATGGTGTCGACATTGAGAACCAAGGTCGTTGTGTTGATGGAAGTGATGACGCCTTCCATGTAATTCGTTGGAGATACTGGATAAATGGCGCGGATTCGCTGACCGACGATATAAGCGCCTTGATATGAGCCAGCAAGCGTGAAGGTTTGAGATCCAGTTGCAATCGTGACGGAAGTGAGAGAAGCGACGCCAGAATATCCAGCGCCCGTTGGTCCTGTTGGTCCAGTAACGGTTGAAGCTGCGCCCGTTGGTCCCGTCGGTCCCGTAGGACCAGTCACCGTTGAAGCTGAACCCGTCGCACCCGTCGGACCCGTCGGGCCAGTGACAGTCGAAGCCGCACCAGTCGCACCCGTCGGTCCAGTCGCACCCGTCGGTCCAGTCGCACCCGTCGGTCCAGTGACAGTTGAAGCTGCACCCGCTGGGCCAGTCGGTCCCGTTGCACCAATCGCACCCGCTGGGCCAGTTGGTCCGGTAACAGTTGAAGCTGCGCCCGTTGGTCCAGTTGGGCCAGTGGCACCGATAGCACCGACAGCACCATCGAGGTTAACTGTCCATGATGTGAATGTGCCAGTGCCGACGGTCTTAGTGACAGTCAGAACAAGTGCGCCAGTTGCCGAGTTATAGCTGACAACGTCACCGATGAAATATGCCGATGTCGTATTAGCAACGATGACGGACTGTTGCACGGAGTATTGAAGGCCTGTGCCAATAGTGATGGTCTGTGATCCGCTGACTGGAAGTGTGACCGATGTTGTCGATGAGGTTTGATACTTATCGCCAATCGGACCCGTGGGACCAGTTGGACCAGTCGCACCCGTTGGGCCAGTCGAACCAGCCGAACCGTTAGCGCCAGCAGGACCAGTGGGTCCAGTCGCACCAACAGCACCAGCGGGGCCAGTGGCACCCGTCGGACCCGTTACTGTAGAAGCTGCGCCTGTGGCACCCGTTGGCCCGGTCGCTCCCGTCGGTCCGGTTGCACCCGTCGGCCCCGTTACTGTTGAGGCGGCTCCTGTTGGTCCCGTCGCACCCGTCGGCCCCGTAACCGTTGAGGCTGCGCCAGTGGGACCCGTGGGACCAGTCGGCCCAGTCGTGAGGGAAATCGTAGATATTGTGCTGTCAACAGCGTCAAGACGTGCTCTAACCGATGCCTTGGAACCTTTCGGATTCGTTCCGAGTTCCGTTTCAATCGCATGGATCGAGTCATTCGCATTAGCGTGCTCCGTTGCGTGGGGAACGGTAGACGAATCGAGAGTATCCGTTGCCTGTGGGTTGACGAATGTGTCAATTCCGTTGGGATACTGTGTCGTCACGGTTTCTCCTTAATTGTTGGGGGATTAGATCAACGTCAGGGGGAAACGCTGATCTAATCCTTTACTTCTCGGGGTTGAGCGCCTGTTCGCGAAATGGTAAGTGGTGGCGGTTATCGAGCCAAAAATCTTTTTTGTGGGCCAAGATTGCGCCAGTGTTGCAGTGCAGTGGAATTCCTAACGATGCAAGGCGCTTGGAGAATAGTAAATCCTCGCCGAACCATTGACCGTTGATAGCTCCATCGACGAACCATGCCCAATCCTTGCCTTGATGGGCTGTCGTTTCTTCTTGCAATTTCAGCAACACGCTTCGGTGAATCAGTAAGCAACCAGTACCCGATGCGTCAATTTTGATGACTGAATCCTCGGGATAATCGTCAAGCGGGACCAATCCACGACCTTCGATTTCGTTGTAGATGGTCGGTACCGGACGAAGATGGTCATCGTCATTGAAGAATGCGGCGAAGACAAGAGCTGAGACAACTGGACGCTCCTTGTCGTGAGCGGTGTCAATCAGCTTGTCGAAGTTGGGAACCGTGAGGCGCTCATCTGCGTCCATCATGAGAAGCCACGGCGCGTCAGTCTGCGCGAGGTAATTCTTGACGAGGATGTTGCGAGAGCGGGCGATAAGTCCTGAATTCGAGACTTGAACGAATGCGTCAAAACGCTCGGGGCGTTGGCGTGCGATATGGATTAAGTCGATGACAAGTTGTGCGTTGATTTTGCCATCGTTAATCATTCCGATGCAGACTTTGTCCTTGGACTTCATCGGGTTTCCGCCATTGGTGTGACCGCTGCGGTTTCGCGGTATTGGCCTTCTAGCTCGGAAATAAGATCATCGAGCTTGGAAATGCCATCGTTCTGAACAATTTCTCGGGCTGATTTCAAGCCTTCTAAAAAAATGGATTTCATATTTCCCCCAGTAAGTGTGTCGGTGCGCCGACTCTACCCGAAGGCAGAGCCAGCGCCACGACTCTAGCTATTAGTAGCCAGAAGGTGCAACAGCACCGGTTCCGGTGACGGCTGTGACAGCCTTCGCGAAACGGTGTGCAAGAGCGACATAACCGTAGACTTGGAAACGGACTGTCAAGTTTGCTGACAATACGTCTGGAAGTACGCGGGTCTTGACGCCTGACTCGAACAAGTAAGAATCTGAGAACTTACCGATCAAGATTGGGCTCTGGTTTGTTGATGAGCCGTAGGTCTTTGTGATGGTTGCATCGACGTAGACAGGTACACCGTGGATTGTTCCAACGAGACCCTTTGATGCGCCCGGAGCCTTGTTCACACCGTTGGCGTTGAATGGGCCAGCAGCGGTAGGAACAATAAGCGGACGAGACTGTCCGTCAACCTGAGCTGACAACCAGTACCAAGTCGATGGGTGCATAACGATGGCCTCAACGTCCTTGTAACGGTTAGTTACAACTTGGCTGATACCAGCGGCCATGGCCTTGAGTCCATTAACAGCTGATGGTGTTGTCTCGGTCCATGTGGTTGGGATTCCGTTTGTGGTGTCGGTTCCAAGGGTGATGAAGCCCTTGAGTGTGCCTGACGTTCCGTCGCCGGTACCAACGACAGCAGCGTTGAGTTGCAACGCGTAATCTGCCATAAGGTCACCGAAGACCATGCGATCCAAGCCGCCTGCAAGTGGAGACTGCTCGACAAGCTGAATCGAGACGTTCTCGTAACCTGAGATGGTGCGGACTGGTGCGGTTACTGTTGAGGTAACCATGTCGCGGATTGTTGTTGCAGAGTTGTCTGGGTTCTGGAATGCAGTCTTAGAACCGAGAGTAATTGCTGGGATGTTGATGCTGTCTGTACCAGCTGGCAGAGCCATGTTGGTTGTCAAGTCAGCGGTTACACGAGCAGCACGAGCGAACTCTGCGT